AGATTGGGAGCGTGCCCGCGAAGATGCGTTGAAGCGCGATAGCTACTTGTGCCAACGCTGCTTGAAGGGTGGAGAGATCACACCCGCAACGATGGTTCACCACATAACCGAACTGACGCCGGCGAACATTACCGACCCGGACATAGCTTGCGGCCTTGATAACCTGGTCAGCCTTTGCGACCTGTGCCACAAGAAAACGCACGGGTGGGCGCGTGCCGGTGCGACGCGTCAAGGGCTTGCGTTTGATGCCGAC